TCCAGGGCTTTTGGAAGCCTGACACAGAGTTGCTAAATGGCCGACTTGCGATGGTTGGTGTCATATCGCTTCTCCTAACAGAGTCGCTCCATCCCCATGTTCCCCTATTCTGAGTCGGGATTGTAGCCATATAACTTAAAAATTAGAATTATAAAATTAATAATGTTTGCCACAAGAAAATTGGTAAATTTGAAACCATACTATAAACGTCAAATGGGAAAATGTGCCGTAATGGCACCTAAAACCGACAAAGACCTTTATAATATGATGAAAAAATCGGCTCTCATGGCTCTTAAGAAAAATTTAAAGGTGAATATTAATCACCTAAGAAGGATAAATCCATCGAATATTCAAGATGGATCGTCAAGAACCCAAAAAACGCGTGACCAAGAACGACAAAAAGAACAAAAAGAGACTTTATAATCAAAAGCATGTTAGATTGAAAGAAGTCATGTTAGATAAAAGAATAAAACTAGACGTTATTAATAAGAAAAATGGCTCCGTATAAACCTCCCGTGTCTCATTACACAGAAATGGATGTATCCAATTACGACGAAGATACGCTGTTCAGTTTCATTGGAAAATCCGGAAAAAGATTCTATTGGCTAACGCGTCTTACTAATATGAATTATATGTGGTACGATAAATCTAGAAAAATTATCGAATTGTGGGGTCCGTATGAAAGTTTAGTGACGAAACAGGCTCAACATATCATCACGTGCGAACTCGATAATTTTATTCCTAAGTCAGGTGTAGACGACAAAAATCTCAGATCGAATGTCGGAAATAATGTATAAACGTCCCATTATCCGAGCTCGCCAAGACCCCCTTCCTCACACGGGGAAGCGAGATATAAAGCCCGGGACTTTGCTATATGATATCATAAATGCATCAAAAGTACCATACGTCACGACCAAGCCTTGGTCGCAACCAATTTACATGAAGGATGTATATTTGAATTTACTTAACAAGTCACACGTGGCAGCTGGTTTGGATCCGGTATATCCGAACATCCCGGACAGTACCGTTACAATAAAAAAATTTGAGACACCGGAAATTATCCAGGGTGATCCCAACATCATACGGGTTGTCCCAAAATATTTGAAAAGTGGTATAGTACGTATAAAATTAGATACATCCCTCATGGAAACTGTCCAAAAGCTCAACTCAACTCAAAAACCACAACCCATTAAAACTTGGGTACAAGTGTGTAAAAATATAGGTATGTCGGAAAAATTCATTAGCAACATGGTCACCAAGCACGAAAAAAGAATTGAGCACGGTAAGAAAGTTGCCAGCAAAATGGAAGCGATATTTGAGGGATTGGGTGCCGCAAAAACAAAAAAGAAAAAAGAGAAAAAGGAAAAAGAAAAAGAAACCAAAAATGAAGACGACATCCTTATGGAAGAAACAGATAATTTGGAAGAAAATTTACCAAAGGATGATGACGTAAATGAGGACGAAGGAATGGACATGGAAGTCGATGAAGATGATATCGATGACACTGAAAACCAGGAGGAAGAATACTACTCCGATGGTGAATAAACTTATAGAATAGAATTTGAATATATATAATATATGTAATGGATCTAAGTAATTATGAATGGATAGTAGGACTCGGTGCTGTTTTGGCTTTAACTGCCTCGTATGGTATTGGCGCGAATGATGTCGCCAATGCTTTCGCAACCTCGGTCGGATCGAAGTCCTTGAGCATTAAACAAGCAATCGGACTCGCCGCAATTTTTGAATTTTCGGGTGCCCTTTTGATGGGAAGTCATGTCACCGATACCGTGAGAAAGGGAATTGCCGATTACGCATGTTTCCAAGATGACCCAGCCGTACTCATGTATGGTTGTCAGTGCGTTCTCTTTGCCGTATCTGTCTGGTTAGTACTGGCATCCAGTCTCGAAATGCCTGTGAGTACAACTCACAGTTGTGTCGGAGGAATGATAGGCATGACAATGGCCGCACGAGGTGCCAGTTGTGTAAAATGGAGTGCGCCCTCGGATGACTTTCCATTCGTCGGTGGCGTTTCTGCTATTGTCATCTCGTGGGTATTATCGCCCGTATTCTCCGCTGTATTTGCCTCGCTTATGTTCTATGTAATGCGCATGGCAGTCCTCCGTCGTGATGATTCATTCAAACGAGTCAGGTGGGCATTCCCCGTTATATTCGGAATGGCGGTGTGTATTAATGTATTTTTTATCATTTACAAGGGCGCAAAATTCTTAAAACTTGATGATATAGTTTTATGGAAAGCACTCGCTATCGCATTTGGTTCTGGTGGTGGAGTTGGAATATTATCCTACTTTGCCACGCCTTATATAATGCGTAAATCGGAAGAAATATATAACAACAGTCTAAAAATTCATGAACTTGGAGACACCAGTGAAATTACAGAAATGGAGGAACCCGTCATTGAATACTCAAAAATGAGTTGGTACAAACGAATCGTACATTATCTCAAATATTCATTAAACGTCCAAAGTGCGGATATTGTAAATCAAGACGAAGATGTTCAGCATATTCACAATAACGCAGAATTATTCGACGAAAAAACGGAAATATCCATGAGATACATGCAAGTATTAACCGCATGTTGTGACGCATTTGCCCACGGGGCTAATGACGTAGCAAATTCAATCGCGCCATTCGGTGCGATATGGGCAATCTATAAATCGGGTGAAGTCTCCTCAAAAAAGAATGATCTCGGAAATGATGCCTATTGGATCTTATCTATGGGAGCATTTGGAATTGTACTCGGTCTTGCCACGTATGGTTATAAAATCCTCCACGCACTCGGTACAAAATTAAGTAAAATTACCCCGAGTAGAGGCGTGTGCATTGAATTGGGAAGCGCAAGTATCGTTATTTTGGGTAGTCGCCTTGGATGGCCTTTATCGACTACACACTGTCAAGTTGGTGCCACCACGGGCGTGGCATTGTTGGAAGGAACGGGTGGAGTAAATAAGAAAATTCTCGCTAAAACCGTGGCGGGATGGATCATGACACTCGTGGTCGTCGGTGGTACAACCGCGCTCATATTTGCACAGGGTGCGTATTCACCCATGGCGTATTACCCCGATTATATTAAAAACAAAACCGTATAATATATCATGCACCGAACACGGAAAACGGGAAATAAGGTTTCTATGTTTCATGTGTGTAAGGATGATACACACGAAAAGAAACATAAAGGAGAGGATATAGAAATACACATAGACCCAGAAATACAACCAAAAAGTATAGTCGCACACGTCGATGTAGGTGAAGACACATGGTCTATCATTGCGACAAAAATACAATCAAAGCTATAACGTCTGGTTAGCTCAGTTGGTAGAGCGCACGCCTTTTAAGCGTGTGGCCACGGGTTCAAGCCCCGTATCAGATACGGCCAAGTTCCCGTAGTGAAATGGTTATCACATAGTCCTTATACCTTAAAAGTATGTCAAATTATGATTTATTTCATAAAATTGGAGTCCAGACTAAATACCGGGATCAATACCCGGCGGGAATAACCCTTTTTAGATATGTATCCCATATGTAAAAAGAGTTTATAATAATTCGTTTCTAACATATTCAGCTTCTTCCTTTGTTTCATATGAACCTATGTATTTGTTATTTTTAGACAAACACCATTTTTTCCTATCTTGTCTGTAATAAACACACCCATTTCCATTTTTTGTTCTCTTTTGTACATATGTCTTCGTAATAATATCCGGATTTTCCGTATATTTCTTTTGAAAATCTAATGCGTCTTCCCTCGTCTTAAATCCACCCCATTTAAGTTTATATGTACCAAAACTCCAAGAAGTTGTATGTCCGTCCTTTTTTGATTTATTCTCTATTATATATCCAAGAAGTCCGCCATTTTTCCGTTTAGTTAGTTCTCTTTGGTTATTTATCATCAACTTTACTGTATCTTTACTCCTGTGTTCTCCTCTTCCACCTCCCGAGGATAGGTTATAACCATTTGGGTGTAATGTGTTATATGTAGAGATGTAATACTTTTCCATATCACATAAACTTGAATTATCACCTTCCCAGATTATTTCTTTTTTAAAACTATCAAATCCAAATTTACTTATAGCATCTTTTAGTACTCTACAGTATGAGTTTCCATATTTATGTCCATTCATTCTTGTGTTAAGTTCTTGTATGGTTTGTCCTATATAACTTTTGTTATCAGGTGATGTTAGCATATATATTATACCCATACCTTCTTAATGATAATATTTTAAATTCTTTAATAGGATTTTAGATATGTATCGCACATGTAAAAATTTTAATAACCGCTAAAATTATATGATTACACGAAGGCGTGGTGTATTTTATAAAGGTACTAAACCTGTATCTCAACCAGAACAGGAAAGGTGTCGGAAATTAGCCATACCACCAGTCTATACAAATGTCATGGTGTATCCAGCAAACGCAAAACTCCAAGCTACTGCCATAGACGCTACGGGGAAAAAGCATTATTATTACCACGACAAGTTTTTAGATCAACAAAGAAAAATACGAAAGGCGAGGGCATCGACCGTAGATTTCGCAAAGATAAAGAGTGTCACGTCGAGGATATTAGCCGATAGACGTCTTCCGACGTGGGACGACGCACTCACACTCAGAATGATAGTGATGGCATATCTTCGTTCCGGTTCGAGAAATAACGAAGACGCGTTAGGGGCAATGTCTCTTCAACGTAAGCACGTTAAACTGAGTCGTGATGGTGAAACGATGACCTTTGATTTTCCAGCTAAAAGCGGACAACGACGCGTGTATGAAGTGAAAGATAAGATATTACACTCGGCCATATCCAAGCAAAACAAACCCCTATTATCAGGGAATTCAACGCACACGAAGGTTCGGGATTTACTACGAAAGATCATGAAGAATGATACGCTACAAATCAAAGATATACGAACTGCCGGGAGTATGCAACTCTTCGATAAGCATTTGAAGAAATATAACGGCGATGAGAAAATGGCCGTAGATGCTACTGCGAATACCATAGGTCACACGCCGTCGGTGTCTAAAAAGTATTACATTTTATAAAATGCGCGCCTAAGTGTTACGAAATCATCGATTTCATCATACAAAAACATGATGAAATCGTTTTGTGAGTATTTGGGTCTGTATGTCTCCATGTATTTCCTAGTTATGGTGATAGACTTGGGATTCCAAGCTCTGTTACCGGTAAATGATCCCGAGTACGATTTAAAATGGAAATGTATGAAATATGTAAAAGAACACGGGATCTGTGATAATTAATTCTTCCCTCCCACCCCGTTACACATTATATACACAACGGCGCCTATCATGACACCTAACAAGCAAACTGTTATAGCAAGAAGCATATATAATAAGACGTTCTTTTTATTTCCTAAGTCTCCCGCAATCCTGTCTAAATTCAGTCATGAATATCTTTTTCCTGTCGCTCGATCCATCGGAAATTGCCCGTCTCTCCTGTGACCAACATGTCGTAAAAATCCAACTAGAAATTTGTCAAATGCTATACACCGCGTGGCATTTGTCAAATGATTCAAAATACGTCGAAGAACACGCACCATATACCAAAAACGGAACGAGACGAGGATACAAAATGTGTCATGTAAATCACCCAATGACGATGTGGATCACATCATCGATCGATAATTACATGTATGCGTGTAAAATTGGTATCGCTTTGTCTCTTGAATACACGAGACGATACAATAAAGTTCATACGTGCGCAAAACATCTAATGTGGTTATACGAACACCATCCCTCGTATTTTAAACCAAGAAAAAGTGAAAAGGCGTTTTATTCAAAAGAGGGAATACCGGAGTGTATGCCCGAATGTTACCATAATGTATCAGTAGTAGAGGCATATAGGGAATATTACAAAATAGAAAAAATGCCGTTCGCACGATATAAAGTAGTTTAAAAGATCTATGTGTAATATAATATACTATGTACGCACCGATAACGATAGCGGGATTACCAGTCAGTGCCCCGGATGTAAAAATTGGAAAACAACAGGATACCAAAAAGCAGTATTCTCCGCGAACCTACAGTGAATTCATCAGTGGTGTTAAAAATGGAGAAATACCCGAAGTTGTTATAAATCCGAACGCAGGCACGGCAAAGTTCTTCGATAGTGAAGGAAATTATGGGGATACGCGAATAGCCCCGAATCAAGAATTGTGGAAAATATTGATGAATAGCGAATCAAACATCGCCGTCGATACAAAAACGGAAGCGACTGCGTCGGATTCGCTCACTATGTTTTTTATCCTACTCTTGATATTTGCCGTCATAAGAGGTTTATTATCCGGGGGTGGTGGAGCGGGAGGTATGCCAAATCCGTTTGAAAATACAATGAAATTTGACACCGATTCCCAAGTCGAAACCCGTTTCGATGACGTCGAAGGTATCGATAACGCTAAACGCGAATTAGAGGAACTCGTATCGTTTCTCCGGGAACCCGAAAAGTATATCGGATCCGGAGCCCGTATTCCCCGGGGCGCCCTTTTAACCGGAAAACCGGGTACTGGTAAAACCTTATTGGCGAGAGCAATCGCCGGCGAATCCAGTGTTCCGTTTATTCAGTGTTCGGCGTCCAGTTTTGTGGAAATGTTTGTCGGTGTCGGCGCAAAGAGGGTGCGTGAATTATTCGCCACCGCACGAAAATTACAACCGTGTATCGTTTTCATCGACGAAATCGACGCTATCGGTAAATCCAGAAGTAGCGGAGGTTTCGCATCAAACGATGAACGAGAACAAACCATCAATCAATTACTCACGGAAATGGACGGTTTCTCTAACGACTCTCAAATTGTTGTTATCGGCGCAACCAATAGAATTGACGTTCTAGATGAAGCCCTCTTGCGTCCGGGACGTTTCGATCGGAAAATACAAGTGAGTCTCCCGAGCTTGAAAGGTCGGGAAAAGATTCTTGGTGTGCATACCAGAGATAAAACTCTCAATGAAACCGTTGAATTACATGAAGTCGCTAAACAAACAACGGGATTCAGTGGTGCGGATTTAGCAAATCTAATGAATGAATGTGCCATCAAAGCCGTCGAAGAGAGTGAAGGTATCATCACGAATGAAGTAATCGAAGATGTTTATCAAAGAATCATCGTGGGATCCAAGGGTGATTCTAAGTTTTCTGTCGCTAAAAAGGAACTCGTTGCCTATCACGAAGCCGGTCACGCCATAATCGGTGTATTGGTTCCTGAATACGACCAAGTGAGAAAGGTCAGCATCATCCCGAGAGGAGATGCCGGTGGAATTACATTTTTCCAACCTCTCGAAGAAAACGCGGACGTCGCACTCTATTCGAGGAAATATCTCATTTCTCAAATTAAGGTCTTGTTGGGAGGAAGAGGTGCCGAAGAGGTTATTTACGGACAAGATAACGTAACAACCGGAGCATCCAGTGACTTCTCACAGGTATATCGTATAGTCCGTGAAATGGTCACGACGTACGGTCTCGGTACCCATCGTTACGACTACAATAACATGTCCCCGAGTGCGGCCAGACAAATTGACTTGGAAATAGAAGGGATCGTCAAGGACTGTTATGAATCCGTGTTATCCAGTTTGAGAGATAATAGACTCAAATTGGAAAGACTTAAGGATAAATTAATGGAAGACGAAATCGTTGAAGGTGAATGGGTGTATGACCTCATGAATGTAGAAATGCAACCCAATAAGAGCATAGATCTCGCATAACGAAATATAAAGTATAGAATGTAAAAATAAGGAGATGAACCTTTATAAGAAGGAATTGATAGCCAATCATATCAGACTTGCTTATAAAGTTTCAAATGACGTATATTATAAAGCTCACCCACGAAAACGCGGTATCCGTACGAAGAAGGATTTAAATAGCGTAGGATTACATGCGCTCGTCCGGGCGGCTCAAAAGTTTGAACCGGAAAGGGGTTTCAAATTCACTACATACGCATATCCGTGGATTTACTGGAAATGTCGCAATTCTCTAGAACGAACGCCGGTGTACGAGGAACTTAATTATTACAATGTTCCCGAATATTACGACAAAGAGCCCGACATTCTTTTGGACGATCTAGATGATGTCAGTCGATACATTCTCGAAAACTATTACGGTAAGCATCTCACACTGAAGGATATTTCTAAGGATTTGGGTGTGAGTGTGAATACAGT